ACTGACCAATACGATGTAGATACTAAGGTAAGACCAGGAAGGATATATGAATCGGAGGACGGAGACTTTCCAAACACTTACGAAAGACCAAACGCTGTAGAGGTTGAGTTTATAGTAGGTGGTACAGCTAGTGACGTTCCAGCTCCAATAATTCAAAGCATTTACATAATTGTTGGTCGTTACTACGAAAACCGACAAGATGTTGTTATGGGAACTCAAGTAAATGAATTACCACTTATGGTAGACCACCTATTAACTCCTTACCGATTGCTTGAGCTATGATAATAGGCAAACTAGATAGAAAGTTAAAACTATATACACAGACTTACTCTACTAACGCTTATGGCGAGAGAGTAGTATCTGATAATAGTTACGTTACCATCTACGCAGACTTTGACTTTAAAGGTGGCAACACTAACTTCGATGCTGATGCCTTAATCAATGACGAGCGTATAGAGTGCCTAATAAGATACAGAACTAACATTGGAGTTTCTCCTCAGTATTTTATCTCTAATGGCTCTACTAATTATTCTATCAAGAGTATTAAGGAAGTAGGTCGTAAAGATGCTATGGTGCTTCTATTAGAGAAGAATGACGTAGTAGACTTATCACAGACAGCTCCTAATCAATTTGTCTTTACTATTGACACAGAGAACACTTCTAGTGGCTCTAGCTTGAACACTCAATTTATGATGCCATTGGTTAGTGGTGGTAGTTATAACGCTACGGTAAACTGGGGAGATGGTTCTAGCGATACAATTACAAGTTACAATCAACAAGAGGTTACACACACTTATAGTAGTGCTGGTCAATACGAAATAAGTATAGAAGGAACATTGCAAGGATGGCAATTTAATAACGCTGGAGATAGGCTTAAAATGCTTGACGTAAAACAATGGGGAGTATTAGACTTATCTACTAACGCTGCTTTTTATGGATGTAGCAATTTAGATGCTAGTGCAACAGATGCTCCAATTGTTTCTAGTACTACTTTCCAAAATATGTTTAGAGATTGTACTAACTTCAATGGAGCTGTAGGTAATTGGGATACAAGCACAGTAACAAATTTACAAGAATGCTTTTATAGAGCTAGTACATTTAATAAGTCACTTAATTCTTGGGATGTATCTAATGTAACAAATCTAAATTCCACATTTAGAGAATGTTCTTCTTTTGACCAAGACTTAAACTCTTGGGATGTTTCTAATGTTGATAGAATGGAAAGAACTTTTAGAGATTGCCAACAATTCAACGGAGACATATATAGTTGGGATACTGGTAACGTAGAAACAATGAAAGAAATGTTATATAATTGCGACTCATTCGACCAATCTCTAGCAGCGTGGAGTATTGCAAATGTTTCTAACTTTACTAACTTTATGAGAAACGCTAATGGTTTAAGCACATCTAACTACGATGCTACGCTAATAGCTTGGTCTGCTGGTGTAGTAGATACTGGTATAAATATAAACTTTGGTGGCTCACAATACTCAACAACTGGAGCTCCAGCTAGAGAAAGTTTGATTGATGATGATGGTTGGACTATAACAGATGGAGGACCAGTATAATGGAAAATTTAAGAAATACAAATTTATGTTATCCAACTGATGAAACTTATTATATAGGTTGGAATGATGATAGAACAACTATTTTGATTTATGGCTCTATTTTGCCTAGTCAATGTTTTGAAACAAAAATAGAGGAAATAGATTTTTATACAAGAGAAATAGATTGGCTAAACATATTAATAGATAACGGTATAAACCCATTTCTAGAGCAATGATAGTATCAGCGCAAATAGATGAGAGAGAGCTAAATTCTTTAATTAAGGACTTAGAGAAACTTAATATGTCTGATAGTAAAAATAAGACTTTACTAAGACAAGGTATGAGAAAAGCTGCTAAGCCTATTCTACAAGAGCTTAAGTCTATTGTGCCAGTTAAAACTAAACAACTTAAAAAGTCTTTAGCTATAATCAACGGAAAGAATGTAAAAGGCAAACCACCTACAGTATATGTAGGACCAAGAGTTACTAAGTCATTTGCCACTAAAGAAAAGTCTGGATTTTACTTCTACTTCTTAGAGTATGGATTCAGAGGAATACCAGGACTAAGAATGTTAGATAAGACTGCTGCTAGTAAAGGTAATACAGCTATAAACGGTGTAATAGCAGAAATAAAAAAACTCATTGACAAAAGAATGAAGTAATGGAGATAG